ATCACTTTTCAATCTCTTTATCGCGGCTATGGCTGTGTTGAAGTTTCTTTTTGAATCGTGTCTGAGTTCAAAGCCTTCTTTCTTGTATTGCTGCTGCATTTCTAGAAGGTTGGTTTCTAAAACGTCCGTGAGGACAAATACGATGTTGGTTATCGTATTCAGTTTGTCTGTTCCTTGCATAATCGTGTATTCTTATTTCTAATTCGAATGAATCCCCTTCGTTCTGTTTCTTCTAACAGTGGAAAGTCTTCATTCTTGATTTCACATTCTGTTTCGTAGTTCACGGAAGTATAACTTGGGATATTGAACTTTTTCCGGATTCTTACGATAACATCCGGATTTCTTGTTACCCAGTAAACGGTTATTCTCATGGTGATATCAGCATTTTTCTAGCTTCCTCATCTCCTGCATCAGCACGGTGCTTGATTTCAATGTACTCAGCATAAGAGATTCTGTTATCTCCACGCTCCTCTATCTCTTTTTCACGTTGGTTTCTGTATCGTTCACGCTCTTTCCGTTCAATATCTTTCCGACGTTCAGAAACGTAGTCCAGCATCGCACTTGTTATTTTCAATGGATCTATTGAACCGTAGAACCGCCCATACTTCCCTGACTTAAACCGTGCTATGAAAAAACAGATTTCAGCGGCATTTATATAATAATACTCCGAAAGGAATATCTCCGATAGTTCAGAAAGTTGCTCTTTCGCTATCTTGGTTGAAACTTCTGCAAAGTCATTCAATGAACCAAATTGTATCTTTAGCCATTCTATCGGTGTTTCATCCCCATAAGTAGAAGACAATAGCCCTAAACTCGGAATGCTGTCATTCAACGCCAGTTCTGAATGGGTTGCATTACATCTGACAAGTTTGAACTGCAAATCAGGGTTGTAATCAAGAATGAATTGTGCAGGATCGGGATATTTATTCAATAACGCCCTCTGCTTCAAGTTCCTTTCTCTTTTTTGCGGCAGCTTCTCTAACGGTTGTAGCGACTGCAAGAACTGAATCACGTTTTCGCTGCTCGCTATCCTGTTGATTTTTACTAAGTCTTGTCCCATTATAGTTTCCTTCCAATATTTTAGTAAAGTTTGCTTGTTTGAAAATCCAATCAAAGTCGCATTTCCAATTGCGGTCATTAGCTCCAAGTAAGAACGGGGATTGAAGAATGAGATTGAAAACACTCCTCACTGACTCTTTCCCATATTGGGCTATCCGGGCTTTTACAGCCTTTTTTCTCACATCAGTCATTGATCTTATCTGCTGGAGTCTGTCTTTGAATGTGGTATTATAGTATTCCATCAATCCGCTGTAATCAATCTTTTCAGAGGGGGATGGCGAAGAAAGCTTGGCTTTCTTTGATACTCCGTCAGGAGTATTTTCTTTCTTTTGATGTAGAGATATATCTATATACTCTCTTTCTTCTTTCTTTGTATTTGTGCCCTCTGTGTGCCCTGATTTTTGTAAAAGTTCGGATTGCGGTAGATTGTTGTTCATGGACTGTGCCCCAAGTTGTGCCCTTAGTTGTGCCCATTCGTGTCTTAATTCATTGATTTCCTTTTCAATACCTGTGTCCTTACTTGTGCCCTTGGTTGTGCCCATTGGATTATATTCTTCATATTTACATAAGGTTATAAGGTTCATTCCTTGATTGCACTCAACAGTTATCATACCTTTCTTTCTAAGATGCACAAGAAAGGAACGCACCTTCTTTTCAGACCATTTCCAACGCTGTGACAGAAATCTTATGGATGCAGGATATTGACCTCTTGAATAAGAGATTTCTCGACCTCCGATACTCTCCTTTCGGGGCGTTACCTCAAATCGTGCAGACTGAATTAAGTCTAACCACGCTTCGCAACTGCTAAAAGTACGGGCTTCATTCCACATTTCATTCGAGAAAAACCTGCGGCTTAGCCTCAAAAATCCTTCTTCCATAGTTTTAGAATCTTACGTTAGTCAACTGCCTGTTATTAGAGTACACTGCCCATTTACCATTTCCACTATCAACAAGGCGAAGATCCTTCACTTCTCCAAATCGTTTTTTGTTTCCACAAAGGTCAACGATCCATCCGGCCTCTTTACTCGGGTGCGGACGGATAGCACGACCGACTATTTGATACCACAGTGCCAAAGACATCGTAGGACGTGCCATGACAATCGTATCCAGTTCTGGGTAATCAAATCCGGTAGTAAGTACGCCGACATTGGCCACGACCGGAATTTCTCCGGCCTTGAATGCCTCAAGAATACTCTCTCGCTCTTTCTTTGGGGTTTCTCCTGAAACGATGGCCGCTCCGGGAATAGACCAGGTAAGGCGTTCAGCTTCTTTCAAAAACCTCGTGAAGACCAATATACCTTTTCGTTTTATCCCGCTTTTAGGGTTCATTAGTCTTTGCACAATGCTGACCAGAAACCCGTAAAAATCGATACGCTCATACTCCTTTACGACAGACTTGTCTGTGTAGTCGGCTCCGGTCGTGTTCACCTTCAGATTAAGTTCATTCCATCCTAAAGGGTTCATTTCATAATAATTCAGTTTTGACAGATAACCCATATCCAAAAGGGTGGAAATTTGAACCTGATAAATGACCTCAGAGAATACACAAGGCCGGGTCCGGGTGATAAACTTCAACATACTGCCAAAATCCCTGCTTGATGAAAGACGGTAAGGTGTAGCCGTCAATCCAAGCACCTTGCACTTCAGCATAGAAAGAAATGATTTATACATTCCTTCTTTCGGGTTAACCAGATGGCATTCATCTATAATTATATTCTTGAAATGCTGAAAAAGCTCAGGATGATTGACAACACTACCAATCGTAGCGAATGTTATTCTTGAAATCTCTTTCCGCCCAAATGATGCGGAATATATGGAACAGTCCAGAATACCATACGAACAGAGCTTCAGATAGTTCTGTTCGAGTATTTCCTTGCTAGGTTGAAATACCAGCGTATGCCCTTCAAGGCGGCTAGCAATATCGGCTATTACCAGACTCTTCCCTGCCCCAGTCGGCAGCACCATGATGGCATTGTTCTTCTTGGCTTTGTTGGCAAAGAAATTTACCGCTGCATCACTAGTCTTTTGTTGATAATCACGTAGCTTGTACATATTTCTCGTTGTCTTTTACGATAATCGGTTCGTCCTCACTCAAACGGTTTAAAAAAGAAAGCACAATGTATGCTTGTTCCTTATTCATCCCAACGGGAGAAAATGATCCATCCTCGTTTTTTACCATCATTACGAATGTTCCGGGCTTTAATTCATTCATAGTCCTTTCTCCTTACCCAACTTATCTCCCAAAGCCTTATAATACTTTGTGAGTTCCATTAACTCTAAATCACTCCATTTCTTTGTTTGTCCGGCCTTCCATGCCAGCTTATCGAAACGTTGCTGACCGATTTTGACCTTCAAGTTCTTTTCATATTGTATCAGATGGTCAGCACTGAATCGGTTGCACGCCCGGCATTCTGCGTGGGCGTTGTCCTCGTCAAAGCGTGTGGCCATGTGGCGGCGCGAATGGAAGTGTCCGCAATCGGCCTGTGCGTATGGCTTTATCTGGCCGCATGAGATACAACGGAAATACCCGTTTGGCATACAATCACGAAGCCGGATATAGCGGCTGAAAACTTTGTCGAGTTTGGCCACTAAATCCGGCTTCTTCTTAATCTTGATACCTGCCTTGTCAAATAACGGCAAAGGCTTTTCTTTCTTCTTTTTTGGTTTCTTGATATAATACGGCATTATTTGAATCCCCATTCTTTTATGTAATCAATATTCTTTGGAAATCCATCTACTTGTTGAGGACTTAAAAATATCTTTTCACTTTTTAATGGAGTGCCTCCCCATACAGTAGCAGGACATTCTTCATATTCTTCTTTAGAAACTTCACTTACATTAAAATTGGGTTGGAAACCATATCCCATTACGCTTTCCCCTAAGTAAGTACCAAACTTCTTCAAAGCCCATTGAAATGCGATTTCCTTACTGAACAATCCATTTTTAGAAAGGACTGCTGCATATATTTTATGCATATAGTTTCCTGTTTCAGTTAAATCAGGGTGGCAACGGATGCAGAAATAGGAAATATTTCGCAAAATCTCTTTCACATACTTTTCATGCTTCTTGCATTCTTCTTCTGTAAGAAACTCTTTTCCATCATTAGCGATGTAAACGATTTTAGTTACTTTTTTTGTTTCCATATTCTTCTATTATTGGTTTACATAGTTCAACAACTCGCTTACAGTCTTCCACATCAAACATACCTATGTGACAAACTTCACGTGGTACCCCTAATTGAATGGATAGCCACAAATAAGCCTTATTCCTATTCGATGTATTTGGGATATGCTTCTTCCAAATCTTGTTTATAAGATTGGTCTTGGCGATCTGGTCAAAATAGAAATGGGCTTCTTTCTTGGCTTCCCTCAGTTCTGCATTTGCCAAACGCCCTAATGCTTGGTCTGTCCCTTTATGTACACCTACATAAGCCCTACAATCCCGACAGAGATAAATCATGCCGTATGAACGCCCGTAGATTACAGAACTATCTACAAATTCAGTTGGTTTGCCACAATAAGGACAAATCTTACCAGTAAGTAATTCATCCATTATCTCAAAGCATTTATAACGTCTCCAATATCTTCGCAATCAGTAATATCTTTAAAAGAGATATAGCAATTATCACAACCATAGCCATCACCTGAAGGACTATTATCTACAATGGTGTTTATTTCTTCAAGATTATCCTCTTTGATTGCTTTTACAACAGTATTTAATCGTTTAATAACAGCATTCTTCAATGCCTCCTTGTAGCGTTTTTTAATTATCCTACTTACTTCTTCATCTTTCATTCCAGACTCTTTCAAACAGCAGAATAATTCATTTCTAAAATCCTTATCAAAAATCTTTTCCATATAATTATATTTTAGTTTGTGGTACCGGCAGGGCTCGAACCTGCATGATAGGTGTTTTGATTGAAAATCCATATCCTCCCATTTACGAACCTATCTCGAAAGTCTACATAGCGTCTACCAATTCCGCCACGATACCATTGAGTCCGCAGTTCCGACACGGTGCCATTGGCGTAACCCCGGCTAGGCTTGCGGACAATACTATGAAAAACACACTCAGAGCACTATGTATGTGCGTGGGCGCAACGGGAATCGAACCCGCATAAACCTTTGCGCCCTATAAGACCATTCAAGGTAGGCTCATTCAAAATTAAAATCGTCAAATTCGTATTCATCCGGTTCTTCCGGATAATCGTTCCCCCAGTCCATAATCAATCAGACTGTGGTGGGACGTACCAGTCGGGTATGTATTCCATAATCAATCAGATTTCGATGATTACGATGTCAGGTGCAACACCTTTGATTGCTTCAATCTGTTCGTCAATCACCTTGTTTTTGTATTCTTCAATGGCCTCGTTGGCCCCGGCGGACACGAGAGAAAGGGAAACGTCTCGGCCATCTACATCTGCATAGATTTCAACCTCGATTTCTTCACAGGCAAATCCTTTGAACAGGGGGATATTCAGTTTGAAAGATTTCGGAAGATTAGAATCAACAACCTGAGAATAATTGTCCGTCTTGCTTCCGTTTTCTTCCTTGCTGCGTTCGATGTCCTGATTAACTTTTGCCTTGAAGTTCTTCAAAGTAGAAACCAGCATCATATTTTCAGATTTATCCTTGAAGAAAGCACGGTGCATCTTGAAGAATTGGGATAATTTAATAGGTTCCCATTTCTTGTCGGTGTTGATACCGAACTCCAGCATTTCCTTGGAAGCTTGTAATACTCCACTAATTTCAGTCTGATAGTAGTTGGTTTCATCAATAGTCAGAGCCAGTCCCATCTTGTCACGGTTTACGATGATATTGGCCGATTTCTGATTGATCAGTTCGACACGCTTCTCCAGCCATCTGTAAGGTGCATCAATAGTTCCACTGATAATCACTCTTTCCGGTTCTTTCGGGTCAAGTGCTACGGGTGCTTTACCTTCACGTAATACTACTTCGATTGGCGTACCGTTATAATCCTTCGGTACTACCAGGTTGATTTTGTTTTCACTCATGATTCTGTTCCTGTTTTACGGTTAATACTGAATACTGTCTTTTGCATCTCCTGTGGCATAATGGGACGGCTATAAACCAGTTCGCCCAGCTTGTTGTAGAATCCTGCCATCTTTTCCTCGTGATAGAGGATTTTGGCACATTCTTCATTTTCTACAAACTCAGAACCTCTCTTAATGTGGTCCAAAAGTTCCTGCTTTTCTTCGTTCAAAGGTTTCAGACGTTCTTTGAACTCGTCCATAGCCTCTTTCTTTTCTATCTCAATATCATTGATGGTGATTGATACTTCAGCTAATGTTTCTTTCTTTTGCGCCAATTCTTCGGGTGTGAATCGGTGAGTATAACCGATTTTCTCCACTGCATCGGCATTGTCCTGAAGAAACTGCCATCGTTCCTGTTCAGGAATGTCTTGTCCTAAAAATTTGTCCATATTATCTATAACTTATTTTGCCAAACTCATTGTAAACCTTTCTTGCAGTACCCATAGTATTATAAACTGGAATATAGCTTCTTTGAGAGGCTTTCTCTATTTGGTGAATACCGCTGGATTTAGGGTTGATTGATTTTTCAGGATGAAAGAATCTTGCTACATCTTGGGGAAATTTTCTTTTCTTCATAATCTCAATTTTTAAATAAATTCATTATTACGTTCAATTTCTTGTTGTGCGTAGATAAGCATCTGTTGTTCGTTAGCGGCAGGCAAATAGATACCTGCCACAGATGCGCTCCAGTTTCGGAAACGGTCAATACTCAAGGTCATTTCACCTGTTGTCAGCTCGGCAGAACTTCTTAAGTAAGTTACTTCCTTACCTTTCTTGTTGACCGTCTTTCTCTCAAACAAATCACGGTTGCAAGTCCTCTTATAAAAATCAATTTTTGCTTCGTCGAGACTGCAACCGTACTCACTACCGAAATACCCTAAAAGAAGATGCAAGTAGCTGTTTTGGGCAAGCGTGCGGTTAGGTAGTTTCTTTTTCACTTCCACCACCGCACGTTCACTAAACAGCTTGTTTACATACTCCTTGAACTTGGGTATTTCATAATGATTTGATAAATTAAATATCATTTTTCTTTTTCCAAATATAGCCACCAGCCGTTTTCCTTTTGCCGAGCGTACAAGCATTGATACTTGATGCAGCAACTTGTGTTTCAAGAGAAGCCACTTTTGCACTTTCAAATTCAGCTATATAATTCATTTGTAATCCAAATTGCACAACTGGAATTGAATGAGTTATAGACATCTTTCTTTTAGAAAAACTTGAATGCTTTTTATTATACATTGGATGTTTTTCCCCTTTTCGGCTCATTGACATTCGTTTTTTAGTTTCTGCATTGATAACTTTACCTTTAGTAGATTTACTAAAACGGCTTTTAGTAATAGGATTATTATTGTTTTCCGTGCGAGTTACCCACCTTAAATTACAAACATTATTATCCGTTCTAATTCCATTAATGTGGTCTACCTCTGGTTTATTAAATGGATTGGGGATAAAAGTTTCTGCAACAATTCGATGTAACAGTCTTTTATCTTTTCTCAAAGTAACATAAACATATCCGTTCTTTACTCCAACATTTGGAGTAAGCACCTTATTAGGATTCCGAACTTTACCTGTATTAGAAACTTGATAATATCCATTATACCCTTTTACTGTTTTCCAAATCTCTTCCATATCATTCTTCAAGTCGAACAGCATACGCTAAAAAGGTAAATCGTCCTTTACATTGCCATTAGCATCAACCGGAGGCGGAAAGTTCTGCGGCTGTTGCTGATAGGTCGGTTGTGGCGCTGGCTGTTGTACCGATGTTGTTTGTTGGGATTGAGATACACCGCCACGCGCATCTATTTTGTAGCACCGAATAGATGCCATACGTTTGAGTTCTCCGTCTTGATTCGTCCAAGAACGTCCTTGTAAAACAAATGATACAGTAACAACATCACCCTGATTAAAGCGGTCAAGTTCTGCACACTTATCGCCTGAAAACTCTAAGGGAATAACATTCTCATACTCGCTACGCTCTCCCGTATAAGGGTCGTAAGTAGTAGCATCTAAAATAAACTCCCGTTTTGTAAATGAGGAACCACCGTTTTTGGATGGTATTTGAACGGTTTGTCCAATTTCGATTATCCGTCCGGTTATTTGGTTTGCCATTAATTTTCTCCTCCAAAAATCTTTTTATCGGTTATAAGTTCTCTGTTTTCTTCCAAAAACCGGATAAATTCCTCACAATGATTAGTAAGAATAGGAATATCACGTTCAGGATTGAAAACGTATGTTTCTGTATAGGTATCTACCACATAACCGCCTTTGTTGAACTCCACAATGTTATACTCAAATGTCCGTACATCAGAACCGTTCTTCATTAAAGCGTATGGATATACTAAATGCTGGTGGTGATCTTTGAACTTTCCCACGGTATAACTACCGGTTGTTTTGATGTCGTGAAC